CTATGACTTTGCGGCAGACGGGGCGACCTATCACCGCAGCCAGCAGGGCGAGGCGTTGCTCAGGCTGGCGAAGCAGTACCGCGCGCGGTCGCGGCCAGTGGTGGCGCGGCTCGTGCGCGAGGATGCGACCTAGAGAAGATCGAGGATGGCGAGCATGAAGGCACTGGCAATGAAGGCACTGGCAATGAAGACATTGCAGTGGAAAGCGGTTGGTGCGGCGATCATCGGCGTCTGCTGCCAGATCTGGGGGGCATGGGATCAGCTCATGACGGCACTGGTGGTCCTGATGGTCGTGGACGTGGCGACGGGGTTCCTGCGGGCGTTCATCCAGCAAAAGCTGTCGAGCAAGGAATCGTTCCGCGGGATCGCGAAGAAGGTGTTCATCTTTGCGCTGCTGGCCGTCGCGGTGCAGGTGGACAGGATCACCGGGCTGAACGGGGTGACGCGCGACGTGGTGGCGCTGTTCTATTGCGCGAGCGAGGGGTTGAGCGTGCTGGAGAACAGCGTGGCGGCGGGGATGCCCGCGCCGGACATTCTGAAGAAGGCACTGGCGCAGCTGAGCGAGGCCAAGTTTGGGAAGGGCGAGGATGCTGACGACGCGCGCTGAAAGCTCGGGCGAGGAGCGCAGACGTGCTTAGCGCGGCTGAGATCACCTCGATGCGGGCCACGCAGGAAGAGGCGCTGCCCGATACGTGCGTGATTTCGCGGGCGACACTGACCGCAGACGGCGCCGGCGGGCAGACGGAGACGTGGGCGACGGTGGCGACGGTGGCCTGCCGCGTGGCGGCGATGGGCGGTCGCGGCGCGGAGCGGCTGATCGCCGACCGGCTGAGCGCGGTGACGCCCTACGTGGTGACGTTGCCGGCGGAGACCGACGTGGAGCCAGAGGACCGGATCGTCATTGGCACGCGGACGCTGGAGGTAGCGGCCGTGCTGGCTATCGAGGGCTGGGAGACGGCGCGGCGCGTGGCGGCCGTGGAGACACGGTAACGGAGGTGGTCCAGTGCTCGAGGTGCGGATCATGAGCGACCGGCTGAGCGAGCTGGCCGAGCAGTTGAAGAGGCGGGCCAGCGAAGCGGTGAGAGCCATCGCCTTTGACATCCAGCTCGATGCGCAGCTCAACGCCCCGGTCGATACAGGCGCGCTGAAGAACAGCATCTATACCGTGACGTCGGAAGGCAGTGACTATGTTGACCGCACTGGCGATGCGGTGGTGGCCAACCCCGAGATAGAACCGTTGCCCGAGGTCACGGCCGAAGAAGCCGGGGTCGATGAACTGACAGCGATCGTGGCGGTTGGCGCCGAGTATGGCCTGTACGTGGAGATGGGCACGAGCCGGACGCCGGCGCAGCCGTACCTGGGGCCTGCGGCGGAGGGCCAGCGCGAGGCGTTCACCGAGGCGATGAAGAGAGTGCTCGGCTGATGGAGACGGTGTGGGTGGCCGAGTGGGTGTATGGACTGCTGGCGGCCGACACCGCGCTGACGGCGCTCGTGGGGGCGCGCATCTACAGCGCGGCAGCGCCGGCAAAAGCGGCCATGCCGTATGTCCTCTACAGCCTGCAGGCAGGGCGCGATGTGCTCGGGGTGGGCACGACGCGCGTGGTGACGCATCTGACGCTGCTGGTGAAGGCGGTGGGCGAGGGGCAGAGCTTCAGGGCGCTGCAGCCAATCGCCGACCGCATCGATGCGGACCTGAATGGGGCGAGCGGCAGCGTGACCGGCGACGCGGGGCCGGGGGCCGAGATCCTGTCGTGCGTGCGGACGGCGCCGGTGGCGTATCCAGAGATTCAGGAAGGGAAGCAGTACCGCCACCTGGGCGGGCTGTATCAGATTGTGGCGACGAATCGGGGGCCAGCGCCGGCCCCGTAAGGGCCCTATCAGACACAGGAGGGCGAGATGCCAGAACGAGCGACGCTGAATCAGATCACGCAGATCGGCGTGGAGAGCACGCCGGGGACGGCGGTGGCGGCGGGCAAGCTGCTGCAGGCGCTGACGATCACGCCAGGGATCAAGGTGGACGTGAGCCGGTTCAGGCCGGCGGGGGCCAAGTTCGCGACCATCGCGGCGCTGGCCAAGGAGTGGGTCGAGGCCAAGATCGAAGGCCCGGGCTGCTACAACCACATGGCCTATCTGATGGCGGGCATTCTGGGCTATGCCGCGCCGGCGCAGCAGGGAGGCACCACGGCATACAAGTGGACGGCCACGCCCGGGCAGAGCGCCGAAGACACGATCAGGACATTCACGGTGGAGCAGGGGTCCAGCGTGCGGGCGGGACGGTTTGCGTATGGACTCGTCACGCAGCTCGGCCTCAAGTTCGATCGGAGTGGCGTGGCGGTGACGGGCGCGATGCTGGGGCATGCGTACGAAGATGGCGTGACGATGACGGGCACGCCTGCAGCCATCGCGGTGCAGCCGATTCAGCCGACCGAGGTGAGCGTATACATGGACACCACGGGCGCGAGCATCGGCACGACCAAACTGACGAGGGTGCTGCGCGCCGAGTTTGAGATTGGCGACAGGTATAGCCCGCTGTGGACGCTGAACAGCGCCGCGAACGGGTTTGAGGCACATGTGGAGACAGCGCCAGCAGCCACGGTCAAGCTGCTGGTGGAGGCCGACGCGGCGGGCATGGGGCCGCTCGCGGCGGTTCGTGCGGGCGACAAAAAGTTCATCCAGGTGAAGGCGACAAGCTCGGCGCTGGCCGGCACGGGCTATGCCTACTCGATGACGCTGGGCGTCTGCGGCGTGGTGGCGGATGTGAGCGAGTTCAGCGACGAGGATGGCGTGTACGGCATCGAGTGGACGTTCGATGTGGCGTACGACGCGACGTGGGGCAAGGCGCTGACGATGGAGCTGGTGAACACGCTGACGGGGCTGTAGCCTGCGCCGGGTACGGCGCTTAGTAGAACCGGCGGACCGGTTCTACACGCGGAATAGGCAAGAGCCAGGCGGGCACCTGGGCGCACCCAGGAGGGGAGCATAGCATGCGGCTGAGCGATCTGGGCCGTGAGCGCAGGATCACGGTGCCCTATGACGGGGAAGAGATCGGGATCGTGTTCCGGCCGGCGGCGGTGAACGCCGACTGGCTGGAGCGCATGGGCGAGGAAGGCAAAGACGCCCGGACCTATGTGGGGCTGCTGAGCGAGGCGCTGGTGAGCTGGGACATCGAGGGGGACGACGGCAAGCCGCTGCCCGTGTCGGTGGACGTGCTGTGGCGGCTGCCGGTGGACCTGCTGAACCTGCTCGCGCAGGCGATGATCGAGGGGCTGGCCCCAAAAAAGTAGAGTGCCAGGCACTGCGCCGGTACCTGGCAAGCGACGGGGAGTTCGGCGCGATGCCGGACTGGTATGCGGAGCTGCAGGCGGCGCGGTACCTGGGGGTGGCGCCCTGGGAGCTGCGCAGACAGAGCATCGGCTGGACGAACCTGGCGCTGGCGGCGATGGACGCCGAAGCCAAGGCCACGAAGGATAGAGAGGGTAGAAGCTGATGGCCGTTACTGCCGCTCAGTTGATGGTGAAGGTGGGGGCCGACATCAGCGGCGCCCAGCGCGGCATGCAGCAGGTGCAGCAGCAGGCGCGAGGCCTCGGCGGGGCGCTGGGCGGCATCGGCAGGATCGCGGCGGGGGCGTTTGCGGGGCTGGGCGCCGTGGCCCTGGCCAAGGGCGCCTTCAGCGCAGCCAAGAGCGCCGTGGTGGATTTCAACGCCAGCATGGAGCAGTCGAGCATCGCCTGGACGACGATGCTGGGCTCGGCGCAGGCCTCGCAGAAGATGCTGGCGGACCTGCAGCAGTTCGCCAGGACCACGCCATTCGAGTTCCCCGAGCTGGAGCAGGCCTCGCGGCGGCTGCTGGCGATGGGCTTTGACGCCAAAGAAGTGATTCCCCTGATGACCGACCTGGGCAACGCCGCTTCGGCGCTGGGCCTGGGCAGCGAGGGTGTGAACCGGATTGGGCTGGCGCTCGGGCAGATGCGCGCCAAGACCAGGGTCAGCGGCGAGGAGATGCGGCAGCTCACCGAGGCGGGCGTGCCGGCGTGGGACATCCTCGCGCAGGCCGTGGGCAAGCCGATCCCCGAGGTGATGAAGCTGGCGGAGACGGGCAAGATCGCCAGCTCGACCTTCATCCAGGCCTTCCAGACGTTCTCGCAGCAGAACTATGGCGGGATGATGGAGGCGCAGAGCAGGACGTTCAAGGGCGCCATGTCCAACATCAAGGACAGCCTGACGCAGGGGGCGGCGAGCGCCTTCCAGCCGCTGTTCGCCGTGCTGAGCCAGGGGGCGGTGAAACTGGCGGATTTTCTCAACACGCCCAAGTTCGAGCAGTTCACGGCCAGGGTGCGCGGCTCGATGGAGAAGGTTGCCGGGTTCGTCTCGAAGGCGTTTGAGTTCTTTGTGAACAACTCGGACGCCATCATCGGAGGGCTGAAGGGCGTGGCGGCTGCACTGGCGGTGGTCGGCGCGACGGCGGCGGTGGTCGGCGCGAAGGCGGCGGTGGTCGGCCTGGTCACAGCGGCGTTCAACCCACTGGTGGCGATCATCGGCGCGGTGACCCTGGCGGCCGGCGCGCTGGGCGCGGCGTGGGCGACAAACTGGGGCGGCATCCGCGACAAGACGCGCTCGGTGGTGGCAGATGTCATCAACTTCTGGTACCGGCTCGAAGCCGAGTTTCAGAACGTATGGTCGGGCATCAAGCTCGCCTTTGCGCGCGCGTGGAACAGCATCGTGGACAAGCTGGCCAGTGGGGCGAAGGCCATCGTCGGGATCGTCGAGAAGGTGTCGGGCGCGTTCGGCAAGAAGATTGACACCAGCGGCATCACCGGCCAGATCGACGCGATAGCAGCCCGGGCCCGCGTCGCCACCGGAGAGATCGAAGAGGTCAAGGCGAGGGTCTTTGAGTGGCGCGATGAGGTCCAGGCGCTCGGCGCCGATTTCGATGTGGCCGCATCGAGCATGAACTCCATGGGCCAGATGGGCCAGTTGGTGGCGTCCGGTTCGCAGGCGGCGTCGACGGCCCTGGACGGCCTCGGCGACTCGGCGAGCGGCGCGGCCAACCAGGTGAGCGGCGCGGCCACCGCGTGCGGCGACCTGGTGGCGGCGCTGGTGCGCGTGCACCCGGCGTCGATCGCTGCGGCGCAGACCGTGGCCACGTGGGAGGCGAACGTTGCGGGGGTGAACGCGGCGCTGGAGGCCAACCAGCGCCGGCAGAGAGACGCGCAGGCGGCACTGGAGCGGACGCAGGCGCGCATCACCGCGCTCAACCAGAGCCTGACGGACGCCAAGAACCGGCTGCAGGAGCTGGCGAACCCGAGACTCGCGGGCATGGGCCAGTTCGAGATGAAGATCCAGGCGGTGCAGGACCAGATCAAGCGCATCCAACTGGCGAAGAGCCTGGGCGTGCCGCTCAACGAGATCATCGCCAGGTACCCGCTGCTGACCGAAGGGGCAGAGGCGTTTGTGGCCACGCTGATGCCCGGCGAGAGGAGCCTGCAGAAGCAGCTCGAGCAGCTCCAGCTCATGCAGTCGCTCGAGTACGACGAGAAGCTGCGCCTGCTGAAGAACCAGGCGTCGCCGCCGGGCGCCGAGACGACGTATGCCGCGGCGATGGCGAGCATCAACGCCACAAGGGCGGAGATCGAAGGGCTGACGGGGGCGATTGCGGCCGAGGAGGCCAGGGCCAAGCGGCAGGAGCAGGCGCTCGCGAAGCTGCGCGGCGAGGCCGAGCGGCTGAACCAGGCGCTGCAGGGCTATCAGGCGCAGTTGCAGGCGGCGCAGGCGGCGCAAGACCTGGTGAACCAGGGGCTCGAGCTGGCGTACAACTGGTTCCTGAACGACCGCGCGGCGATGCTGGCGATGGGCGGCGAGGCGGCCATACAGGTGGGGATCATCGACGTCAAGGCACGCGAGCTGTTGGGCGCAGTGAACACGTTTGCGGGGGAGACGTCGGAGGCGGCCAACACGGCCATCCTGGGGATGGTGGAGACGTTCAAGACCAGCTCGGCTGAGGCTGTGCTGGCGGTGAATACGGAGCTGGGCAAGATCCCGCACGACATCTACACGTACCACCACATCGTGAGGCTGTACGAGACCGGGGGGACGGCGGCGCTGACGCCGGGCGCGCCGGCGGCGCGGGCCAGCGGCGGTCCGGTGTATGCCGGTCAACCGTACGTGGTGGGCGAGCAGGGGCCGGAGCTGTTCGTGCCACGGCTGAGCGGGCAGATTCTGCCCAACGGTAAGAGCGACAGCGCGGGCGGCGGGGGGAACATCGTCATCGAGAAGCTGGTGGTGCAGGGCACGGTGATCAGCGAGAAGGAGCTGGCCGGGGCGGTGTATGACGAGCTGCTGCGCCTGCGTCGGCGCAACGGGCAGACGGGACTGTAGGCATGCGGCCCACGCTGAAGGTGGAGATCGCGCTGACGACGATGCCGAGTGAGACGCCGGTATGGACCGATGTGACGGCCTATGTGCGGGCGCCGATGACGATCACCCGCGGGCGGCAGCGAGAGCTGGACACGATCCAGTGCGGCACGGCGACGCTCGTGCTGGACAACCGCGACCGACGGTTCGACCCGTTCAACGCGGACGGCCCGTATTATGGGAACCTGTTGCCCATGCGGAGGGTGCGGATCGGGGCGACGATCCCGAGCACGGAGCTGCCCGACGACCAGCTGGTGTTCGGCGCCAGTGGCGACATGGGCAACCGTTACTGGTACCTGTACAGCGGGTTCGTGGAGACGTGGAACCTGGAGAACTATATCGACGGGGCGCAGGACGGGATCGTGACGGTGCAGCTGGTGGACGGGTTCGAGCCGCTGAGCCGGGCGATGCTGACCGGGGATTTCGTGCAGGCGTTGAGCGGCGTGCGGATCGGCGCGGTGCTGGATGCGGCCAACTGGACGGTGGGCGCGAGCTGGGTGGTGGGCAGCGCGAGCAACGGCAGGGTGGGCACGATGGCCGTGGGGCCGGTGGGCGACCGGGCGCTGGCCGATGGCATCAGCGAGGTGCAGGCAGTGAGCCTGGCCGGGACGACGGCGCTGCAGCACATCCAGGATGTGGCCAGCGCCGAGGGCGGCCTGTTTTTTGTGAGCAAGACGGGCGTGGCGACGTTCTACGATCGGCACCGGCTGCTCAAGGAGCCGTTCAGGGAACCGGTCGCTGAGCTGGGCGACGCGGGGGCGGCCGGGGAGCACGCCTACAGCCATCTGTCGTACAGCTATGGCTGCGAGTGGATCTACAACGACGTGGTGATGCAGGCGGAGGGCGGAGACGAACAGACGGCGAGCGACGCGACGTCGCAGGCGCGGTATCTGCGGCGAACGCTGTCGCAGACCGGGCTGTTGCTGGTAAGCGACACCGAGGTGGCCACGCGCGCGCGGTTCATGCTCAACCGGTACAGGGACCCGCTGGTGCGGTTCGACAGCCTGGAGCTGAGCGGGGCTATCGAGGCGGCCACGTGGGAGGCACTGCTGGCCATGGACATGGGCGACCTGCTGACGGTGCGGCATCAGCCGTCGGGTGGGGGCGACCCGTGGGAGCAGGACAGCGTGATTCAGGGGATCAAGCACGAGATCAGCGTGGAAGACTGGCGGGTGACGATGTGGCTGGCGCCGCACCATGCAGGCGATTTCTGGCTGGTGGGCGTGGCCGAAGTGGGCGGCGCGGACATGCGGCCGGCCTGGTAGGAGGGGGAGATGACGGCAACCTGGACGGCTCCGAGGACGTGGGCGACGGGCGAGGTGGTGACGGAGAGCATGCTCAACACCCACGTGCGCGACAACCTGGACTGGCTGAAGGCGCACGCGGACGCGCGGAGCGCCGTGCATGCGCTGGGCAGCGGCGAGTACATCGTTGGGACCAGGCACGGGAAGTATCGGATCGAGATCAAGACGGTGGGCCTGACGAGCTCGGGAGACAACATCTACACGGCGAGCGGCTCGTGGGATAACGCGTTTGGCAGCTCGATCCTGGCTGTGGCGCTGGGGGTGGTATCTACCTACAACGCCTCAGACGGGGGCCGCAACAACCACTGGATTCAGGCGATGAGCACGACAGGGTTCACCGCGGCTCTGGGCGACTCTGGCGGCGGCAATATGGGCTGCACCTATTACGTGTGGGGCTTTGGCAGGGATGCGTAGGGAGGGGAGATGGGGGTGACGTATGAGGAGATCGGCGCGCCGTGGTTCGAGCCACCGGCGGCGGCGCTGATGATCGATGAGCACGACATGCTGACCATCACCGGTGGGTACTGGCCGGACGTGGGCGGCGCGTTTGTACATGTGGAGGATCAGCAGGTGCAGTTGCTGGCCGATGACAACGCTGTGCTGCTGGCCCGAGAGGGCGAGCAGGGCCAGCCAGGTGCTGGCATCGTGCTGAGCGATGTGGTGTTGCCCTACGGGGCGCTGCCGGTAGCCGGGGGCTTGCAGATACAGCCTCACGTCGACCTGCTGGCCTGGCGTGAAGCCGATGGCTGGCACGTCAAGCGGCTGGTACAGGAGGGGTGAGATGCCAGATATGAACAAGACGGGCCTGGGGCGCGGCGTGGTGCGCGTGCGCCATGCGGCCACTGCGGATGAGCGGGCGGCCAGGGATCAGCTCGCAGCCGCGGCCAGGGTGTTGCGCGAGAAGATGAAACTGCCGGCGGATGCCCCGGACTATGCGCAGGCCCTGTATGCGCGGCAAGAGGCGCTGCTGGTGCTGCTGCGCGAGCAGCTGCCGGAGCTGAGGGGCTAGAGATGCAGATCATCGACATCAGCGGGCAGCTGCCGCGGCACACGACGAAGCGGTGGGAGCGGCGTACGGCGCCCATCGACTGCTTCTGTGTGCACCACTCGGCGACGCGGGCCGACATCAGCGTCGAGGCGATTGCGCGGTACCACGTTGAGACGAAGGGGATGGCGGGGATCCAGTACCACTATGTGATCACCGCTGACGGCGCGATCTACCAGACCGAGCCGGACAGCGCTTTCGTGTGGCACGGCAACGACTGGAATACAGGGCTCGGCGTGTGCCTGCTGGGGGATTTCACCGAGGCACACCCGACGGCAGAGCAGATCGCCGCGGCGCGGTGGCTGCTGACGGAGAAGCGGCGGGAGTACGGGACCATCAGACTCGTAGGGCATGGCGAGGCGCCGCGGGCGCAGACGGAGTGCCCGGGGCAGACGTGGGGGGAGTGGAAGGGGGAACTGGAGGCAACGATGAGCAAACTTGGGCCGCACTATCAGGGGACGCCGGAGCTGAAGGCGGAGTCCACTGAGGTGATCAGGGATTCGCGGGTGACGTGGGTGAAGGGCATCGATGCGGATCGTTGGTCGCTGCCGGCGAAAGACATTTTCCCCGGCAAAAAGATCATCTGCCGGTTCTGGATCGGCGGCGACAAGACCGAGCACGCCTACATGGCCAGGGGGGCGGCCGGGGCTGACGAGTATGTGGCCATGCTGATGCCCCGGTATCGCGCGGCGCTCGAAGAGGGGGCGCTCTACTGGGAGGGGCCGAACGAGCCGCACCCGACGGCGGACGGCAACGATCCAGCGGCGTACGAGGCGTTCGAGCTGCGCTGGGCGCAGCGGGTGGTCGAGCTGGGCGCGTATCCGCTGGTGTGGTCTGTCGGCAACGGCTGGTTCACGCGGGGCACGGCGCACCTGTTCACGGGCAGCATCGCCTACGCCTCGGCGCACGGCGGCGGCCTGGCGAAACACGAGTATGGCGCGCCGAGCGTGCTATCGGGCAACGGCTGGTGGACGTATGGCACGCTGCACATCCTCGATGAGCTATACGCCGCAGGGCTGCCGAAGGGCAGCGTGCGGGTGTTCATCACCGAGTGCGGCATCAGCTGGCTGCTGCTGGGTGGCAAAGACGTGGGCTGGAAGGGCAATAGCAGCTGGGTGTATCCAGAAGGCGAGGACGGGCTGCCGCAGGGAGGCATGTCTGAGGAGCGCTACTGGCGGCAGATCAGCGCCTATGACGACGGCTATGCCAGCGTGCCCGAAGTGGTGTGTGTGCTGCCGTTTACCACCTGCCCGAACAATGACTGGAAGACGCACGACTTTGGCGGGTCGCTGCTGCGGCGCATGGCAGCCAAGCACGACGCGGCGCCCGTCACGGATGCGGACATCGAGGCGATGCTGGGCGAGATCGGGCAGAGGTATATCGTGCCGCTCAACCCGGCCGCGTCGCTGTACAAAGCAGCGGTGGCGGCCAACGCCGGCGCAGTGGCGGTGAGCCCGGAGGTGCGCGTCGACGGGCATGTGTTCCAGGCGTTCCGCTTCCCCGGCCAGCCAGAGGTGCAGCACTGGTTCAGGTGCAAAGAGGGCGATTGGGGCAACGTGAAGTGGTTCACGAGGCAGAACTAGGAGGGGCCTAGATGGCAACGTTTACCAATCTGGTGTGGTGAGCACATGACGCTCACCATCATCCGCCCGAGCGATCGCGTGGTGATGCTGCCAGGGCTGGGCGTGTCGGTGCAGAACATCATCGCCGCGCCGTACATGGAGAGACTGCTGCGGGTGGCATCTGACGGCCTCATCGCCTACTGGCCGCTGGACGAGCGCGAGGGCAGCGTGGTCTACGACCGCTCGGGCAACGGGCGCAACGGCACGTATACCGCCTGCACCCTGGCGCAACCTGGCATCGGCGACGGGCGGCCTGCGCCGGCGTTCGACGGCGTGTCGAGCCGCATCAATGCGTTCAGCACAGGCCTGGCGAGCGCGTTCAACGGCGCTGAGGGCACGGCGCTGGCATGGGCGCGCGTTGCCAGTGCCGCTGTATGGAGCGATGGCCAGAACCGACGTGCGCTCCAGATCAACTCGGACTCGCAGAACGCCATCATATTCTGGCTGTATCCCTCTACACCGGATATCCAGTTGCGCTTCGCGGGGTCGAACGTCAGCAGGACGCGACTGATGGCGGTG